AAAGCCCATGAACGTATTGATCTCACCTTGTACCAGCGCCTTTCGTACCACTACAGTTTTCACTGCCGCTATTGCGTTTGTGGTCTGGACTATACCTTGACCGTCGCCCTTGGCGTTACGGCCCTGCCCGTCTAGTCTCTACACCTTCCCATCTCTGGGCTTGGCTCGGTATTAGCATTTTACAGCCTTCACCGAATTTGAGCAGTTTTCGTCTGACCGTTTCCGATCAGATAGGCAAAGTGTTTACCGTGTTAAAATCGCTGGATGTGACTGTGGTGCTGTTCAACAGCGCCTCAATCTGGTCTGGCCCCACAGCGATATGCCGTGGAATTGATGGGTCAACTGAGCCCAGGTCAAGAATTTTCTTGGCCTCGATCAGCTTCGCCAGTGTTAGGTCAGCACTGCCATTAGCAATCTGATTGGCCGCAAGCATCGTTGTGCTTGTGCCACCAGCCTTGCCAGTCAGTGATGTGCCTGTTGCTGCCGCAATGATGGCATCGTCCATTGCCCGGCCCATAGCCGCCGCTGCCGCACGGGCATAGGTGCTTGTTGGGTCAATAAGCATTTGGACTTTATCTGCATCATCGATAAGGTCGGCCCACTCATACGCATCCATAGTCACCATGCGCCGTGAGTGTGGTGTATCAACCATCGGGGTATCCTGATGGCGTGATGTACGTTTTACCGCAGCCGCTGCACCAACTTGATCGAAGAAAGCCTTTTCTCCGACTACTGATTCCTCTTCAACGCCGCCCCGTAGGATCGACCCCATCTGCTGAGAAAGCAGTGTTACGTTGGCACTAAACTGCTGGGAAAACGCGGTAGTGATTTGCGTAGACATATCCATGTCTCCCTTTGTTTGCAGTTAAATGGCTTGCTACCCGGCACTATGCCGGACAAAGGTTTTTGCATTTTACGGTTGCGACCGACCGGGGCTATGCAGCTTGTCCGGGTTTTTGCTTTGGTGACTTGGCCAGCTGGGCGCTAGGCTTGTCAATCGGCGCTAGGCACCATTGCAAATTTCTTTCGGCGTGTTCTAGCGGATTATTGATCATAACCGCTGAGCCTGTCTCTAACGTCAGACGCAAGACCTCTAGCTTGAAATCTCTATCAGCTTCCGACATTGAGCATCTCCTGATATTTCAACCCCTCTTGCACATAAAAACCATGCTCAGGGTGCATTGAATCCCAATATGGTGTGCCTGGCGCCCGGATCTCAGCGAGCTTGGCTCTGGCATCATCAGGCGTCAGACCGCCGGATGACTTGGTGCCGGCCAGCACATCTTCACCAATCTTGCTGTTTATAAACTCACCGACGTTGACCATCATCTTTATTATTTCTGGATGATCGCCGAGTAGCCGTCCATCAGCCATTTGAAGCTCTGTAAGACCTTCTGCGCCAAACTCTTGCATGACCGCGTTGCCGTTGCTGACACGATCTGCAAAGGCAGCGCCATATTCTTTTTTCAGTTCAATCTCTGTTGTTTCGCGCAATTGCTCGATCTGTCCCTCATCAGCCCCGATCTGTGTGCCTAGAAACTCATTGTACCCACCCAGTAGCTTTTGTGCTTGTGTTGGGGTCAATCCTATTTCATGCACAGTGTTGCGGAACCAGTTGAGCATATCGTCATTTTGTTCAATGCCTTCTGGCATCTCATTAACCAGCTCATAGCCGTCCGGCGTATCTGGTCGGCCTAGTTTACGCCAGACCTCGCTCCAGTCTTCGTCAGTGGCGTGTTTGCCGGGTATGGCTACCTTGTCAGCACCAATCATCGATTGTGCATTGACCAGGCTTTTCGCCATCGCGCCAACGTCTGTAAAATGTGCTAATGATTTATGATCCCGGATTTCTTCGGGAATTTGAGAGCGCCAGTCAAATTCGACCTCGCCACCAGACTGGGCTACCGTTGCATCGGCAACGACCTCAGCTACCTGCTGTTCTTCACTCATTTGATATCATATCCTCTAATTGTTTGCGGTCACGCAGCATTGACCTGATAAAAAGCAAAACCGTGCGCTGCCCCTCACGGTAGGCTGTTTCACAAGGATCAGCCGAAAATGTTGTCGAATGTTCACAAAATCTCACACCCAGATCGTCCAGGATGCGTTGCCCGTCCTCACTTGTGAACACAGTCTTATAAAGCTGTATCGTATCTTCCGGCGTCATTCAGCTGCCTCGGACGCCTCACCCGCATCAATGGCTCTGACCATAGGTGCGGCGTTGCCAGCAGCCTCAGCGGTTTGCATCAACTGTTGCTGTTCTGCCATAGCGGCCTGTTGCTGGGCGCGTTGCGCGCGTAACACCGCAACCTCTTGATCGCCTCTTACTGCCGTAGCCGGCACTGACAGGATTTTGATCAGGTGGCGTGATATGCCGTCTGAATCCACATAATCCATGATTGACGGATCAAGCTGCGATAGCGGCGTCATTAGCTCTAGCAATCTGGTCATGGACTGTATATCGCCCTGACGCTGCGCCTTGGCCAATGGGCTTACATAAATGATTTCTATGTTTGACCCGCTCATAAACTCCGGTGCCGGGGCAAATGCCTTTTGCCGTGACAGGATGCTATACACTCTGGTGATTAGTGGTTGCAATAGCTCCTGACTCAATCTGCCGGTAAGCGGCCCTAGCAGTCTCATTTTTTCTTCGGTGCGTTGTATGACTTCGGTTGCCGTCATTTGCGGCCCTTGGCCCAAGATCAACTGATCTACATAGAAAGCTGCACGGATTGCGCCTCGGCGTTGCTCTTCCATGTTGAGCCCTAGCGGGTTGTTTGCCCCTATATTTAGTGGTTCGATCCGGTCGCGTGTACCAGATCTATAAAAGTTTAGACCGCCCGGCACTGTTCTGACCGGCAGCATGAAGCCGTCATCTGGCACCAATAGCGGCGGGTCAACCTGTTTTTGTGCTGCCCTAATTGTCACTTCGGACATTCGGTTCAGCATTTTGATATCTGCCAGTGCCGTCATTGATGGCGACCGGCCATAGCCAAGCTCGAACGAGCTTTTGCTAAAACGCGGCGCCATGTATGGAAACTCATCAAAGCCTGATTCGGATAATACTATCTTTTGATCGGGCTCAATATAGATTGACGCAAACGGCTTGTTCTCAGCTGTGACCTTGGTGACATCACGCTCATCACGGCTATAGACCGCGTGAAGCAATGTGATTTCATCATATGGATTATTCTGCGCGCGTTGCAGTATTTTACTATTGAATTTTTCTTCACCGAATCGGTTCATGGCGGCTCTGGCCGGCATTTTAAATTTACGATAGACTGTATCGACCCGGCCCTTATCATCCTCGGACAGAAAACATTCTTTGATATGCCGGGTGCTGAATCTGATCTGTTGCTCATCGTCTTTATCGACAAACATCACAGCAGTGCCAAATGTCACCAGATCAAGATATAGCTCGGCGATTTGTTCTTGAAAGTTAGAGCGATTGAACGCCTGGTACATAACGTCCTCAACGCCTTGCAACCATTCTTTGGCTTCATCGTCGCCGTTTAGATCATCATCATTGTATCTGAGCCCGAACCAGCTGGTGCTGCCATTAGTCAGCATACCGTGCAAAGAAGCCGCTAACAGCTCGGCTGCAAGTATCGCGGTGCCATCAAACACCAGCTCTGAGCGTTTATCGCCGGGTGAGCGGTTTTTTGTGACATCTGCCTTGCGAGGCACTACAAAGTCAGCGATTTCCTGCCAGTGGCTTTCCCACGTCTGGCGTTGTGTTTCCAGGCTGTGGAAGCGCTTCATCAGGATTTGTGCGATTTCATCAGCCATTTAGCCACCTAGTAAAGTTTTTTGCTGAGTGGGGGCATCGCCCATCACACCAGTCGTGCTGGTCATAATGGTGCCTGATTTCTTCTTTTTCTTTTTCTTTGGCGCACCCTCACCCTGTTCGCCGGCATAGATGACCTCATCCGGGTTATCAGGCTCTGCTGCATCTACCGGCTCATTTACCGGCTGTTGGCCACGCATCATGGCTTCTTGTTCTTTTTTTGATGGTGTCACGCCCAGAGCTTTGAGCGGCTCACCGACCACTTTTTTTACAATTTTCTTAAATGTACCGCCCATCATTTGCCTCCAAGCAGTGATTTATATTCGACTGGCGCCTCAGTGGTTACACCTTGCGGCCCTGTCTTCTGGCTAGTCTTCATTGTCGCCTTGCCTTTTTGCTTTTTCTTGGTCTTTTCAGTTTCGCCGCTAGGCGCCTTGACCACCGGATCAGGTGTGGGCGGCGGTGGCGGTGGTGGGGGTGGTGGCGGCGGTATATTTACTTTTGGCTGTAAAAAACTCATGCGACCACTCCTAGCGGGTTGTACGCGTTGTCTGCGATTTTTTGGGGCGCCCTCTGCCACGTTTGGGTTTCTTTGATACCGACGGCGAGGTAACGGAAGGCGTCTGCCGCGTGGCTTGACCAGTCGTGGACGGGCGTGGATCTAAAACTTCTAAGGCGCTCATTATAAGCCCGGTGATAGTGTCTAAGAGCTTCCAGACCTGGGCCGCAGTTTGTTTTATCAAACCAGCAACGGGGGATAAGCATTTGTGCAGCATGGATACCGTCCTCTAGTGGTAGTTTTGGCACGACCCGAAAGTTAATACCTAGATCCCAGGCGACCTCTCGCCGGCTTTTACCGGAGCCCAGCTCTCTTACCTCAATGTCGTGCGGCGCATTGTGTGTGCCGTAAAGGTAGTCTTTTTCTTGTAGCATCCGGGCATAGTGCGGTAAGCCCTCGCCCCGGTTCTCATAAAAATCTATAACGTGAACAGCCCGTCCAACATTCTGCGTAAACCAAACACAAGTGCTATCGCCAACACCCAGATCCCACCAAGTATCCACCTTACAGGTTGGATCATAGGGAACTGACGATATGCGGCCTGTTTCCTGAGCCGCTTGCAACTCTTTTCCAAAAACAGCCCCCGGCACATTGGCCACCCAGCTGCACTCAAACTCCTGCTGGAACTGATCCTCAGACATCATCGACCGGGCAGCGTCCAGCTCCTCATCATCCAATATGCCAGTCTCACTAGCCTTATGGATCGCCGTGTACCAATCGTCCTGCCCCTCAGCCGCCGTATAAAGCTCATAGAAGGCGTTGTGGCCCCTCGGTGTACCAATGAACAGAGCCTTGCCCTTACGGTCGCTCAGCGCCGGTCTAATGACCTCTGGAAACAAACTTTCCGGCATATCTGCCATTTCATCTAGGCAAGCCATGTCCAAATAGATACCGCGTAAGCTATCCGGGTTCTCAGCCCCCAGCAGCTGTATCCTGGCACCGTTCGGCAAATCACACCGTAGCTCAGTCTCGTGAAACCTAACCATAGGTATCTTGCCGGCGAACTGTTTTAGATAATCCCAGGCCACCGCCTTAGCTTGCCGGTAGGTGGGCGCTATGTATGCACAGCGCGGGTTGGTATTCGGATTAAGCACCGCCTCTCTTAGCAGGTGATTTATGGCCATGACAGTCTTGCCAGCACGTCGATGCAGTACGACAACGCCCCATCGCTTCTGGCTAAGCTCGTCATGGAGCTGAGCTTGCAGCGGTCGTGGTGTATATGGAATTTCGATGTTCATGTCAGAGACAGGCTCATGTCAGGATATTATACGCTATAGAGTCGGCGGGTTAGTCGCGGGGTGGTAGGGGGTGCCGTTTTGCAAATCCTGGTACAGAATCCTGTCCTGTACACGACATTTGACTACCAATAATCTGCCCAGAAAGACTAAGCCCTTGTTTTCGTTGAATACACAATGTCGCATAACATCTATTATGGAAAAATTAAAGCTTGGGGGTCGATGTCTGCCAGCCTCGTGCGCGCGAACACTGACACGCCCAGCCTTTTGTATATATCAATTCACAGCCACAACTTCAGCATTGCCCCACGTCAAAGTCACAGTCCCGCTTTGCTGTTGCTTGTCATCCGCTTTGTCTCTGATGCCCAGTGGTTGCATCTGCCTGATGTGTTTGTCCTTGTGGTCAGCCTCTAACCTACGGCGTTGTACCTCAGCCATAGCCAGCTTGGGATCGTCCGGCAATGGTGCTTCGACCAAGTCAATGATCTGGTCACGCATTACCTCACACTGTAGCGCTCTGGCCGTCCTGTAAGCCGTGTAGGCGTCCTCGTCCTCTTGTACATGGCGAAGCACCGTACGCCAGCTGGGCAAGCTGTCATCGTCATTACAGATGCGTGTAAGGCTAACCCCGTCAGCTATGCGCTCACAGATCGTTGTCATCTGGGCTTTTGTAATTCTGCGTTTTGCCATCAATCATCCAAAGAAACTGACCCGGCTACGGCATGATGTAGCCAGGCCAGCTTTGTAAGGTTCTCTATTGTGGGAGGAATGACGCAATATCTTGTGCATCATAATTGAATCTGTACCAATTTTAGTGCATTTAGGTCAAGCGATAATATAAATTTACCAAAATATCTTTATATCTGCGTTTTACTATCCTTGGATCGTTGAGCTGCAATATCCTGGCTAGCTTCGTCCAGGCCGGGCCACGATCACGAAAAGCAGCGCTGTGAGCCACAGCCCAGACCAATCTACGATCATCGTCATTGAGCTTGGTAACAGCAATCTGCAGCGCCTTGTCATATCTTGTGATTTGATCAGGCGTAGCTTTTAGCTTGGGCGCTTCAAAAGCATTGTAGCCATAGGCTTGCCAATCTGTGACATAATCAGGCCAAGCACACATCTTTTGCCTGCGTAGGGCCGGTGGCAGCTTTCGTTCTGTCTCAGCTGCTTCCATAAACAGATCATTGATCTCAACGACGTTCATTGAGTTCGTCCAGCTTTGCGTTGAGCCAATCCTGCCGATCCAGTGGATTCATGGCACTCACAGCGTTCTGCAATTCTCTGTAACGATCCACGCCAAGCATAGGACGCAATCGCTTGAACACCCGGCGCTGTAATTCATCGAGCGGCGCTATCTTAGATCTAGCTATAGCTGAGACATACTGAGCATTGCTATGCTTAGTTATGTTATTAATAAGTTTATTTATGGTTGGATTTTCTGAGATATTCTTAGACTGTCTTAGATTAGTCTTAGATACGCCGGCTGCGCCGATTTTATTTTCCTTTTTCATATCCTGTCAAGCCCCTTTCTGCCTGTTTCACAGCTTCACGCCAACATTTATCATTGGCGCATACCAGCTTGCCGCTTCCCAATATCACCCAAGTTCCCATCATTTGCTCGTGATACGCCCGGCAGATACAGCACCTCTGCGGCCAATGTGTCTGATCCAATGTCCATCTCCATAATCTGACGTGCCATTTGATCTAGCACATAACCTTCTGTAAGCACCCCGTGACCGCCATACTGCGTTTTCGCCCAAGGCTCGATACCCCAGGCTTCAGCAATCATAAACAAACCCATACCATCCAGCACCGAGCGCCGGTAATCAGCCCGTGCCAGTTGCATTGCTTCATTGTGTGTCATCCCGTACAATCCCCGCCGTCTGCCTGACAATCGCCATTGGCTTGCAGTATCTGATGTAGCATATAAGCTGATGTTCTGCCGCCAGAAAAACTGATCTGAATGTTACCGCCTGGCAGTTGATAGGGGTTGCTCATGCTACTCATCACGCACCGCCTTGATGGTCAGCCCGATCTGCATGGCTATTTGCGGCACTATCGCGTTCCCAAGCCCCCTCAAGCGGCTAACGCGGTCTTTGACCCCTGTTGCTACTCTTGGGATGTCTTCTGGCTCTCGCTCCCATCCGTCAAATCTGTCCAGCCCCTTGGGTAGCCCATCAGCCAAGTCACAAATTCTGGATTCAGTGTTCCACCTGCGTGGGTCGCAAGGGTCACGCTGTTCCGCGCCAACTCCGCTGGACTGTGGCCATTGTCCTTGTAATCTTTCGCGGTTGGGGTCGGCCACATCTTCGTCATTCGGGCTGGCTCCAAACTCCCACCTATCATTGCCTCGGCTTCCTCTCGCGTCACTTCCCCTGCGTAGACTTTCTGTCGCATCTGTTTGATGCTGCCCTCTGACCTTGCTTGGCTTGCTGTCGGTGTCGGCCACATCTTCACTTGGTCTGCTAAATTCGCCCCGAATACCAAGTTCGGGTTGGTCTGACTGATGCGTCTGCCCTTCTCGTCCAGCTTGCGTGGCCCCCCTGTGCCATCCGTCGTTCGAGGTGTTGCCCACCATCCGCTGTTCATTGATGGTGCCATCTGGTTCGCCTTGGCTGTTGATGTGTGCAATAATCCAGATTCGCTGTCGGCGGTGCGGAGCATTGACGGACACAGCTCCAATACAAAATGTTTGGACTGCGTAACCGGCCTTATCTTCCAGGTCAGATAGCACTTGGTCGAGCCCCAAACTGATGTGTCCAGAAACATTCTCGAAAACGCACCAAGAGGGCCGTTTTGCTTGCACAATGGCAAATATTTCCGGCCAGATGTGGCGGTCATCTTCCTCGCCTCTTTGCTTCCCGGCAACGGAGAATGGCTGGCAGGGATATCCGGCTGTGAGGATATCGCAGTTTGGAACAAGTCTTGTTGGGTCACTAGCTAACTCCTTTACGTCATGGGCAATCGGCACGTCTGGCCAATGCTTTGCTAATACCTTGCGGCTCCACGGCTCTATGTCACAAAACATGACAGGTTTGGATAAGCCAGCCCACTCAAAGCCCAAAGCAAAGCCGCCAATGCCACTGCATAAATCAACGTGAGCCATCATGTCCAGCCCCTGCCATCGCAGCTGTAACAGCTAGTCCACTGAACACAGCCATAGCCGTCAGGTTCGCGCACCATGCCATCATCGCACTGATCGCATGGCGTAACAGCTATGCCAAGCCCACAAACATTACAAACAACAAGGCCACCTTTGCGTCTCGGCAAGATTGTCTCGCATTTGGGACACATACCCCATCGCAACCTGTTATGCCATGTGCCATCGCCTTCAAGCATCAAATCCCTGCCCTCAGCTTTACAATGGGCTCTAAAATATCGCGTACCTGTTCGACCGACCTGGCCAAGCCCCAATGGCACCCAGCCAGCAATAGCCGGTTTCGCATCTCTTCCTGGTTTGGTGTGAGCTTACCGCCTTTAAAGCGCTTCAGCTCTATAAAGACCGACGTGCTACAGCCAATCTTGCTTTCATCCCCCGGCACAAAGATTTCTAGATCAGGCCAACCAAACTGAGTTCCCATCAACTTGAGCTTGTGTTTGAAAGCCACATGGCGTGTACCCTCATTCGGGCTGTGATGAAATACACAACCTGGCGGCAAAGCATAATGCAGCCACTCAGCTACCTGTTTTTGTAACTCATCTTCAGTCATGGCGTATATAGAAATCATTCGGCATGACCTCACCATTGGTCAAAAGAATGATCTTGTCCATGTAATTCTCATTAGGAATCAGCCGGTCTTTATGGCCGCGAGGCAAGCACCAGCGGCGTGCCACTGTAGCATGGGGCGCACCGACTTGACGTGCCAGTTCTGAGTATGACCAGCCCTGCCGACCTCTGTATTCATTGAGTTTCATAGTTGGTTGATAACACGCCTTGACGTATGCCGTCCAGTCCATTATGTCTCTTATATTATATTGACGGAAACAGACAAAAGAGAATGTAAATGATAGACACACCTGACTTTGCAACCAAGCTGGGTATCTGGACAGTGTCCAACCAGCGCTCAAAAGATCGAGCAAAAGACTTTTTTGAAAAGATACACGTTAGACCACAGATTGAAAAAGCCAAAAAGGTCTTGCGTAACAAACAATCCACAAGCAAAGAGATCCTTGAGGCCAAGGATGTTCTTTATAGATTGCGTGATGGCCGTGGCAGCGCCAACATGGCCGGCGGTACAGCGACACAGGTGGCGACAGACCTCAACCTGGTCATGGACAAACAAGGCAAAACCGTTCCACTGGCTGAGGCAATCCATGCCGGCGTCGAACATCTGCAAGCATATCAGCCAAACGACGACGCAGATGAGGCTCGCAAAGAAAAATATTTAGAAGAGTTGCCAATCGTCGTAGAACACGCCGTGAAGGGCTTACAAGAGGCTATGGCTAGTGACAACCGCATCTTGGGTGAGATCGAGCTGCTGAAGCCCCTGCCGGGCTTACAAGTGCCATACCATACCAAACCGGACTACAACCGGCGCGGTGATCTCAAGACAAAATGGTCACGGCCAAGTAGCCGGTCTAAATCTGGGTGGCAAGCCGGTAGTCTGCCCAGTTCGCTTACCGGTATGTTTGATATGAACAACGTGTTCCAAGCGGCTGGGTTCTGGGCGCTCAATGGCAACCTACCGCCTTTCATCGTGTATGCCAACGCGACAGACTATCGTGTGTTCACGCCAGAAAACGCGCCTGAGTTGCGGAATGATTTCTTGCAAGATGTTATCAATGAGGCGACGTTGTATCATCGCACTACAGAAAACCTGTTAAAAGCATCGGCGACCAAGGAAGACTTGTTCAGCTTGGTGTCACCAGATTGGTCTGCGATATACTGGCAAGAGACTGAAACATATCTTGATGAAGCTAGAAAACTATGGGGGATGATATGAAAATGTTTATCCGTGAAGGGTTCAACACCCTGATTTGGGTCATATTGATGGCCATCATTTATTTTATTTTGACAATGTTGTTTGTTGATCAAACCTGGTGGAGTCCGTCATAATGGGTCAGTCAGAGTTTGATTTCAGCAAACCACCACTTGTTCACAAAAACGCCAAAGACACAGAGATCAAAGCCGCTGACGTGGTTGCCCCCAAGGTGACCGGTATGAGGCTGAGAGTGTTACAGGCTTTGGACGTTGTGGACGGCATGACAGGTAGCCAGCTGACTGATCACTTGGATGCCTGGATCAACAGCGTCAAGCCCCGGCTCACTGAATTGCAAGGCATGGGCCTGGTAGAGGATAGTGGCCAACGCCAGAAAAACCCACGCGGCAATCAAGAGGTCGTGTGGCGTATCACAAACAGAGGTTCTAAATTTTTGAGAGGTGAATATGATTGACATAAAAAAAATACAAGCCGCCGTGGGTGCAATGGATCAAGTCACGGTAAAAGGTGGCAAGCAATACACTCAAGTTGCACAGCGTGTTGAAGCGTTCCGGGTCAACATCGGTGATGAGCTTGGCATGGAATCTGAACTGATCGTTGATGATGGCAAGCGTGTCGTTATGAAAGCGATCATAAAATCAAGAGATGGTTTTGTCGTTGCCACGGGCTGGGCAGAAGAGTTGCGCGGCCAAGGCGTCAACAAAATGGCTTGCATTGAGAACACTGAGACAAGCGCATACGGGCGCGCTCTAGCAAATCTCGGCATACATGGCGGCGAGTTTGCGTCTGATAATGAAATCGACAAGGCGAAACGCAATGAAAAGATTATCGATGAGCGCACAGCTGAAGAGTCCACCCCGCCGCCAAGCGACGACATACCGCTTGATGAGGATGATATGTGGCAGCAATGGGTCGATGCTGAGAAGCAAAAAATCGAGGGCTTCAATGAGCTATATCAACTTATGGGGTGGGGCAAAGCGACCAAGGCAAAGCGCGATCAGCTGACAGAGTATAACCGTGAAATGATCGCGGATCTTAAAGACGCATATCAGGAAAAACACAATCAACTTAATACAGGGGAAAGATAATGGCACAATTTAGTCGTACAAAATTTAAACTGAAACAGGACGTGATTGCAGTCGATGATGCCGGCAATGCTAATGAGTACCGGGCATCAGCTTTTCTACAGTTCCGCACTGAGTGGGATGACAACAACCGGCGTTACAAAGAGATGACAGACAACCAAAAACAGATTTGTGAAGAATTGCATCAACAGCTGTATCAAGCCGGCGTTGAGTTTGGAATCAGTATACAGTACCGCGATCCAATGGCTGGTGACGATTTAAAGTTGATGCCAAAGATTGCAACCTTTAGTCTTTTATGTAATGAGCCAAAGCAAAAACCAAAACCACAACCAGAGCCACAAGTCGATGACGATGGCTGGTGAGTTACAGGAACATGGGTTTGTGGATGATCCGCGAGCCCATGCCGACCCTGATCAATACGGCACGGTGGATCGTCCTGAAACATACATATTTATGAGATGGAAGAGTTACGATCATTGCGAAAAGACAGAGCCGTTCCATTACAGACATAAAAAAAAGACCCGCTAGCGCGGGTCTTTTTTGTGTTTGAGATGTCACTGCCAACCTGGTGTTTTGTTAATGAGAGTGTTTTCTAAAGCCTTGAGCTTAACGATACGGGCGAAGCGATCTGGGCGACTGGCCAAATGACCCTTCAAATTTGCTAATGCATGGCGTATGTCTGAAAGCTGACTGTCTATTCTTTCAGCGCTTAACCAAATGCACTTACATTCGCCTTCTGCCTGTTTGATAATTTTGTCTATTTTATTCATTGGTCTATCTCCTTTTCAAACCTTACCATAATTATATAGTGACGTTTTCCGTCAAGTTCAATACAAAAAAATATTTATCTAAATCGCCGTGTTTTAGCCATAATGCTTTTAGGTTGCTTGCTGAATTGCTTGCCAGCCCGTTTGGCTTTGCGCTTTGCCCTGGTTGTGGCGGCGTACTCTGCCGGCGACAGGGCTTTGATTGCGGCAGCTGGCAGATAACGCTCGCCAGTCTCAGAAGATTTTTTGCCCGACTTGGTGCGCCAATCTTGCTTGCTCCAATCTTTTAATGAGCGTTGCGATTTTCTCACTTGCCCACATCCTTCATCGCAATTTTGTGAGCTTCAGTAAAAGATTTATTTTGCTTGCCGCTCATCAACCGCCGCATCAAAGACATATGCTTCGACGTGTGGTGCTTTGAATGTTTTTTCAGAGTTGTCTTTTGTCTCTTTGTCAGGCTCATGATGTGTAACCCCCTCCGGCTTTTTTGTAACGCTTGGCCAAGGCTTGTGCTTTTCTGGCTGACCATTTACCAGCGGCGGTGCCGTAGGATGCGCTTGCCAAAATAGATTTAAACATCCGCTTACGCATCCCTGGCTTAGTATAGTTGCCGGCTTTATTGACCGTGCTTTTTTTCTTGGCCATTACTTTTTCTTTGGCTTCTTGCCAGCTTTTTTCATAGAGATTGCAGTGGCGGCTTGCTTCTTCATCTTTTTGGTTTTCATGCCACCAGATTTTTTACCGTAGCCATAAGCCATTATGCTTTCCTCTTCTTTTTGGATGCTATGATTTTCTTTTTAAGAGCTGTCGGCAATGTCTTTTGCTTGGCCGTCAGCATCCCGTTCCCATTTTTTTTCATTTTCTTTTTCATCATTCCAGGCATTAGGCTTTGCTCCTTTTCTTTGACTTGTTGCGCTTGGATATTGCTGCTGCTTTCTTCTTTGCATCTGATTTACTACTTGCACCCCAAGCCCGTAGGCTAAGAAGCAACCGTGTTGGCTTGCCCTTCGCATCTCGTTCCGGCCCCTTATTATTGCCCATCCTGGCCAAAAAAGAGGCGCGGCGTGGGCTGTCTCCGCGTTTGACGGGTGGCTTGAGTTTGGCTCCGGTAGTGCGTTTGAAATGCGCTCTGCCGGCAGCGTTCAGTCCACCGCTTGGATTTTGAAATCGCTTAGCTACCATCAATCAATCCGTGCCGGTATCCGTTTGCCCGATCATAGGTCAGCACCTCTTTTCTGGGCTCATGCACATAACTGCAATGAATCCAACCGGTGTTGCCGCCCGTGTAACACTCTAATATCAACTGATCGAATGGCAAGTGATCGCGAATCCATTCAGCCAGCTGCATATTGCTAATGCCCGGTATCTCAAAATCTGCCGCCTGGCCTTTGGCGTGTTGACTGTGAATGTTGCTGCCAACCGCTATGCACAGCTCCGGGCATCGATACCCAGAGCTAACTGTAAAAGGTATATTATATGCATCCCGTATAGGCTGTAGGATCTCCGCACACAGCTTCTCCATGTTCTCGATGGCAGAACTATCAGGCGTGTTGTCAATGCCCTTCCTGAGCGCTGTTTGGCTCTTTACCATCTCAGCCAAGCTAAAGTTTTTGGATAGCTTCATCGTTTTTTTCTTTTCGCTTGTTTAAAATTCTTTTTTGTTGGCGCGCCCTTCTGCCCAGGTTTACGCATTTTTTCGCCGCTGCCAGCTTGGATTCTTTTTCGCTTGGCGTGAATGTTTCTGTACAAACTCATTTACGAAATCCTTTTATGCCGCGTAAACCGAAGCTTGCGCCTATGCTGGCGTACATCGCCCACTGAAACCACTCTGGTGTACGAGAAAGAGCCGCAAACCCTTCCTCAACATACGGTTGAGTAAACGGGATAAAGCACATGGCAATAATGACAATGAACAGGATAGTCCAAGCTTCATCCTTCCAGCTATTGTCACTAGCTTGAGCCATGATCTTTTCCCAGCCAGCTTCATGGGTAGCGGCTACCTTCATCACTTCGGCTTCGGCCTCAGCTTTTGCCTGGGCTACCCTTCCCTTGGCCTTGGTTGCCTCTACCTTGCTCTCCATCCAAGACCCAGCCAGCGAGGCTATAGGGCCGATTAAAGCCTGTATCATTCACACCTCTCCTTACCAGCGCAATCCTCTGGGAAACACTGCGGTATCATAAAATAAAAATCATTGTTTGTGGACTTATGCCACATACCATCAGATCGAAGCCAATTACATTGCTCAATGGTCATCGGCTGCTGAAGTGCCATTTGACCTATCGGATGATTTGTAACACCATCGCTGCCCCACATGCTAATAACTAAGATATATAATGTTTCTTTCATTCTTTTGGCGTCCTTGCTTCTTTGCCAAGATAGATACCATACACGCCTGTCATCACGCCCATGATAACAGATACAAATGCAGACTGTTGCGTTGTTGGATTTTCAAGATTCATAAACCATTCTGCACAACGCCATGACATAGCAACAGATGCAAGCATTGTAAGCTTGGCTGTAAGATTAAACTGTATGTATCGTTTCCACCAGTCAGTCATAACACAATATCTTCTGCACTACTCTGTGACACTGTTACAAACAAAAACACAAACAATGCTATTGTGACTGCGATAATAGCGGTGACAAGTAGCGTTGCTTTAATCGTTTCTTCAATTTCCTTGGCCCTTCGTGCAGCCTCTCGACGCGCCGCCTTCTGCGCTTCTTTTTGCTCCCTAAGTTTCTGATTATGATGAGTGACAATCTCATTCCATGTGTCTGGCCCAAAGCGCAAGTTAATCATAGTTTTGATTTCTTGCATTTGCTCCTGTAATTTTTTAGCCTCAAGAACTGCATCAATGCTGCTTTGGAACTTGATGTCACCAACACCAGCTTGCTTATTACGCTCCTCATTAAGTTTCTTTTGACAGTCAAACAGTGTGCCGATTTGTTGTGAAATATCAGCAACAGATTGAACATCGTTTATACGGGCCTTGATGAAAGCAATCGCATTGGACGCTGCGGTAACAGCAGCTATTGCTGTCGTTACTGGCTCCATCAGATAGCATCAGGCCAATCACTGATTGGTGCATTGCCTGTTGGATTTCCGTCACTATCAACCGGGGTATCGTACAAGGCCATGAATTTTGCATGAGTTTTTACAGCATTGATTGCTGTTTCAATTTTTGCACATGATGTTCGGACTGCTGCTCGGTAGGTACTTACGTCAGACGGTATAGCTTTGTCAGTCTCTGCTTTGCGTGTCACATACCAGTCATACGGCGCAAGCAACCCAGCCGCCTCTGCTTTGGCTTGCGCTATAGCCACAGACTTGAGGCCCAGCGTGACGATCTGTTTACCATCTGCATTTAATAACGCCTTACCGTCTTCATCAACCTCATTTACATCTGTCAGGCTTTTTGGAATCAATGTGCCATCAGTTTTTCTGCCATGATAAAACCTATTATCAAACGCAGCCTCTGATGCTGGTGGATTTTCCCAAGTAACACCCCAGTTCTTTTTATCAGTGTCAGACCAAGCAGATGCCCAGTTGTATGGATGCTTGAAGCCATTGTCATCAACCCAGCCCCTGCCTTCTCTCAAAGTTTTGCTTTTATACTTCCACGGCATAATTATCTCCTATCGTGCATTAGCAAATTTGAAGGGGGCTTCGGCAAAGGCGAGGTATATAAATGTAGCCCCATTTGCATTTAAAGTTCCTTGCGTAGACCTTATTTTGAATCCGTTACTTAAAATATCAAAAGACTCCGTATTTGTTTCACTATTACTCAAATTCGGCCTGAGAAGGTCTTCAGCAACATTAAATGTGTCTCTTGTTGTGTCATAAATCGTCCAATCATTGCCTGAGCTTGAACTTTTCTTTTGCATAATCCAAGCTGGCCTAAATCCTGTGAAAACAAAAGTACCATCTGAGCTACCGTTTCCAACATAGCTGCCAACGGCTGAGTAGCCGGCAACACTGTGAAAACAATACGCTATAAAAGTAGTAGCGGATTTATTAACATTATCAGCGGTTCCAACAGAAAATACACTGGATGTAGGTGCAGTATCGTTCCAATATATATTGCTATCAACTGCGTCATCTGTTTTGTTTAAGAAAATATAATCTGTTTCTGCATCACTAGCTATCCCCGAATGATAAATCGCCCAGCTTCTACCTGATGTGCTGCGACCTTTAGTAATAATCATTTCAGGCGCAGCACTAGACAGGCCGTGACCTACGGTTGCATTAGAACCTGTCCCTGTATAAGCAACTATGCTAAATCCAGCGGCAGTATTAGCCGATACGCTTGACGTTATGCTTCCATCAGAATTACTTGATGCGCTACCTCCAGCCTTCCAACACCAAGTAACAATTCCGTGAGTATTACCATTCACAGATGTATTAGTGCCTATAGTAAAACCATCACTATCAAATGAGGTAAGATGTGTTGTTGTGGCTTCAGGATTTGTTAGAGTTGAGTAAAGTAATTTGTCATTGCCACGCACACTATCGAATAGATTATGATGTTGTGTGGCATTACGATTCTTAAACCACAGCCAGTCGGCTTGAAACCCAACTCCGGTGATAGAACGTGCTGTTGCATTGCCAGTGTACAGCACCGTGTTGAAATTATCATCAGCCTGTTCGTCTTGTCCTGGGCCGATTGTTATATCTGGGAGGTTGGATGTGCAAAGAGCTAAAAAGCCAGTTGGGACTGCGTACTCAAACGTACCAATACCATTTTGATCTGCATTTGCTGACGCTACATCTTTACTATCCTGACCAAAATTTACTGAGTAGGTTTCATTATAGGAACCGCCTCTAGTTAAACATACAGTGAGTTCCGTGACAGCATTTGTAAAAACTGTGCTTACGTCCAAACCACCTGACCCAGCAGAAGGGTCACTGCTACCACGATATGTGCCATTTTTTGCAACATAGAATTTTTGATTATCAACATCTAAAGCAAATGAATAAATATCTCCGTTGCTTGTTGAATTGTTGCCTTGCGAGTTATAAGGACTAGATTGAGTTGAACCATCAACATCAACAGCTTGATTGTAGGTACTCATAAAAATACCTTTTGATTGGGCGACCTCATCAAACCCTAAACTAGCGTTCGACCCAAAACCAACATAAGCACCACCATCACTAGCATAAGAATCAACGTGAAGTTCCCAATACCATTTACCACTTGATGGTATTGAGATTGTGCCGTGAATACCCGTATTGTTTGTAGAGGTTGCTATCGTAAGATTACCTTCTGAAAGTGTACCAAGAGTGCCATACGCTAATGGATTCAATGTAGCAAAATTATTAGTCGGGCTGTCTGGCAAGATATCTGATGCTTGTATGTTATAAGCCTCAAAATTATTACTCCCAGCTTGGTCTGCAAATGCGTCAGGATCAGAACCATTGTCTGTAAAACTAGAAGATGAAAATGTTAAATGATATCCAGCAGTTCCATGCGATAAACCAGAAGCATCTATTGCTACATAAATTCCGTCTTTCGTTTCGGCAAAACTACTTGGAGTTAATTGTTGTCCATCAATTAAGTGTACTTCTGCTAATAGTCCATCAAAACAGCTAAAAGCATTTGTTGCGGCATAACCAATGTGATGCGCAGCACCAAAATTCATATTACTAGATAAATTTAAATTTGGATAAATGCTATTTGAACTTACTTGAACAAGTGTTTGCTCAACGCCATTTACATAAAGATTTACTCTATCCGCCTCTGTAGATTGTGTTGAATCAAAAGCATACAAAATATGATACCATGCTGATACATCACGAAAAACCGCTTCTGTTTTATGAACAAACCTATTTGAACTACTGTTTCTTTCTTGTGCAAAAAGCACATCATCAGCAGTAAAATAAAGAGCAAAAGAACTTCCTGAAGTTCCTTCAGAAAAAATAGCTTGCAATGTACCTAAATTGCCTCTTTTGACCCACCCACTCCAAGTCCATTTTTGTCTATCACCAGCACTAATATCGTGATAAAGATAATGATTTGTCACATCATTAAATCGTAAAGACTGGTCAATCGTGTGTGGGTAAAACCCAGTGCTAGGGTTTGTGAACCATTTATCTGGACTAAACATTATGCAAAAGCCAACTGTGGTGCGCCAAGTAAAATGCTATTATCTGCTTTGACAATGTAAGGTAAAACATCATAGGCATTGTTGGCAGATGATAAGTCTATACTACCGCCGCCACCCGGCTTTTCGTAATCACCATGCAACGACAGCGTTGCAGCAGAACCACTTGACGGCTGGATAAGTATTATAACACCTGTCTGTCCAATCTGGCTGCCCTCGGTAGTTGGCGCATCAAGAGTGTTAGAACCGGATGCCAATGTAATTATAAAGTTTTGGTATGTATCAAAGTCAAGCACACCGCTAGTTGCTGATAGTGCCGCTGTATAGGTGCTTGGCACTTGCGCTTTTGTAAAAGTGCTTTGTGCATTTGTTGCTACAATATTTGCGGAAGCTAAACCAGTAAGCTGTGACGCTGCTATGCTTTTATTTGTCAGTGTCTGGGTTGCCACAGTGCTAACCAGTTCACCATCGCCGCCCGGCGGCAGTGTCAGCGTATTCGTCACACTGGCAGAGTGCGGTTGTGCCTTAACAGTTTGACCATGACTGTTGCTCTCGCAATTAAACACCATAGTGCCGGGATTTGTATTACCTTTAAGAACCGTTTTACCAGTACCGTCTGGATTTAACTCAATATCAGCATTAGATGTGGTGACAATATCTTTGCCATTCATATCTAAATCACCGCCAAGTTGCGGTGTGGTATCATCAACTATATCAGCTACCCCACCACCAGCAGGGCCAGTTGCTCCTGTTGCGCCAGCAGGTATACCCAATGCTAAAGCTAATGCACCGCTGGCAGCTGTATATGTAGCTGTCGCTGTAGGTGTTGCGCCAGTTGATAAGCCGGATGCGGATATCGTTACAGTGTCGATCTTGCCCTCAGTGACCGTCAAATCGCCGCTGCCGTCAAAACTTAGTAGCTTGTTAGCTCGATCAGTAGCCGACGTTGTAAATTCAGACGTTGCAATCACGTTGGTCTGCGAGACTTTCAACGCCCGGCCTATAGCTTCATCATGTTGCTGTGAAATCATTGTCAGCCGGTCAAGCGCATCCTCATGGCTCTCAGCTGGGAACGGATCGTTGGCAACGTAGTCGGTGCCTTGGGTCAATGTAAGCTTGCGTAAGATCACGACAGTTTCGCCAGATGCCGGAATGTTGCCGGTAGTAAACGTCACGTTGCCGCCACTGTCCGTGCCGGCCCCGCTTACCGTGTAATGTGTGGTCAGCGTCTTGGTTGTTTCAACGCCAGCTGATGATCGGATGATTACGGTTAGATCCGCATCTGCGAATATCTTGAAGCCGTAGGCAAACGCGGCTGTGCTGCCGTTGCCAGAAAAGCTAGCGCGGTTTGTTGTGGTTGATACTGTCATTATTGAACTCCTGCTTTTTTCAGCGCATCACGCTCACTCAATCTGAGTTTTAAATCCTGATTGCCTGGCTGAGATAACAACACCGGCAATGCCGCCCGATAAAATCTTGCTTCAGCGTTTTTAATTATGCTTTTACGCCGATCATCGTCGGCAGCCGCGTAAAGGGGGTGCGCCATCAATACCTTTAGATAATCTCTGAACGTGTATACCGCCGGGCCTTGCTGCCTTTCACCTCTGGCTGTAACCATAGTTAGCGGCAAAGCCACATCGTTTTTGGCAATCCTAGTCAACTCGCCACGATTGCGCTCACTAAGCGACACGCCCATGATTTTCTTTTTGTCACGGCTCTCTGTCAGTGGCGCGCCTAGTCTAATCAGCTCACGGTGGTACGGTTCGATGTCTTTGCCATAAGCTATTTTAAATGGTGTCGTTGCGTTGAAAACAGACTCTACTGGGTTAATATCAAATCTAAGACCTTTTGGTTTTGGATTGCCTAGCATATCGTATTGAAACGCGTAATTTTCTTCTATCTTCTTTACATAGGGAATATTCATTACTTGCTGTTCCCAGCCCCATGCCACTTGCTCATAGAACATTTTTGACCAGCTGGCGTCTTGCCAGTTTTTTACAGTGCCAACCAGGCTATATGGAACTTTTGAATATGGGTTGTCCGTGTTTTGACTTTCCTTATAAAGTCGTTGTACATCTTCAACACTGTAGTATTGATAAGGCTGGTCAACTTTTTTGCTAACATTGTCGCCGGTCAGTTTTTCTACGTTTCTCACAACAGAAGAAAATGGCACAGGGAATATAGCGACTGTACCGCCCATGAAACCATCAGTTATCATGCTAGGATCTTCATATTGAAATGCTTTGTATATCGTGCCTATACCTTGCAGCATTGGCAAATCACGGAAATACTCCATCGTCGCCATCGTCGCCGCGCTTAACAAGTTTAGCCGGTCTTCTGGGTCAACAAACATTGTCTGATGCCGGGCTGTGCTAGCAGCTATGCCAATAAAGGCGCTAACGGGCTCTAGACCTTGATAACTAATGTATGTGAGCGGCCCGTTTGGCAAGCCTGTTTCTTTGTTATAAAGCGGCAACGGATCGCCATCAGCGTCCGTTGGAAAGTTATCACTGCGAAACACAAAGCTATATGGCTGCCACCCAGGCGGCAGCATTTTTTGCAGCTGTCTATCTGCTGGGTAAGATCCTGTCACACGGCCATTTAAGGCCATTTGATGGAAACCGTACATGGTCATGGTTCCCATAGCTAGTCTGCCATGAGCGCGATCTCTAGCTCGCGGCCCATTAAATCCTAAAATATTATCTCTGGTTTTGCTGGAGCCGGGGCTCATAAATAATACAGCTTGGATTAACGGGTGACCTTCTGCATTAATCTTAATTGTATTTGTTGGCGCTTTAGCAAACGGCATAGTCAACTTGCCAAACACATTTCCGCGAAACGCATTAGTAAATTTACCAATAACGCCATCGCCAAGATCGGTGGTCATGGTTGCGTATCGACCAGCTGCGTCCATTTCATCGCTGGCATACTTAGGATCGAGAATGACCATCATGGCGTCATCCATCGCCTCAGTGTCATCCCGGCCCATAGACTTTGATCTGCGATATGCGCGCACTGATTCTTCATACAGCGCGCCTCTTGATGCAATTGTTTTGAAAAAGTCATCGGCAAACATAAGACCGCGACCGGGCAACCTAATTACACGCCCCATAAAATCAACAGCATTGCCTACGGCATTATTGTCAATATTAAGGTTTTCTCTGTCTATTGCTCTGAAGGATGCACCCTCAACCTTTTGCAATGGATCAGCTGCTGATTCGTCAGCAAACCCTTTGGCGGCGACAGTCCAAGCATCGCCGAAAGACTGACCAAAACCATACACGCGCGCAAACACATCCTCAAAATGCACACCGTCTGGATCGGGATCACGTCCAATTAATCTGGCGCCAGTACGAAAAACTGTGCCTACACTCGCAGACATAAGGTCGGTCAACACGTTGTAGGTCATAAATAATGGTGTACCAAACGCGTTTTTAATTTGTGTTGTGGTGTTAGATAGCAAGCCATTCATGTAGACTTCCATCCACACGCCCTCTAGTTTTTGACTCCAAGCACCGGACACATATTTGTTTGCATTTGTCTGACCGCCTTCTTTTAAAGCGTCCAGATATCCTTGGGCCATTTTTTTAACAAGTTTATCACCGCCGGAGTCAGCCAGTATGGCATCCATCACATCAGCTGGCACCTGAGTGCCGACGGGTATTTTAAATGCTTGCATAGCTCTGGCAATCTCTGTCTGCGCGCCCTTAGCCTTCATTTGTATTCCGGCATGGATTGACATCTGCCGTCTAAAATCAATCATAGCTTTGGGGCTGGCCAGACCGCTTTGTATTTGTATTGCCATATTTTCTAATTTAGCAGCAGATCGCTGTAACAAAATTCTAAGCGCCGTCATCTCTTCAGCATTTAAAGTTTTGCCTGACTGTTTGCGTAAAATGCTTCTAGTGAATCCAACTTCATCAGCAAGCAGCTCGCCAGCGCTTGCCAGCGTTTCTGGGTTTGTACGGATGCCCCGCTTTTCTGCTTCTATGGGATTGGCAATAATTTCAGACATTGCGTTGACAACACGATTGATGTCCTCGCCACCTTCAAAATTTTCAAAATTAAAATCAATACCGGTTTCATCAACAAGACCGGGCTCAGTAGCAATACGGATTAAATCATCAGCATCACCAGCGTCAGCTATAGCCGTTTCGCTTCTTGCCACAGTATCAAGTGGGCTTTGTGCCAACTGTGCTTTTCTGGTGACCTGTTCATTGCTAAGGGGCTCTGGATCAGCTGGCCCAAACAAATCCGGCTGTTCTGCAAGCTCACGCTGTGTTGGCTGTGCAATAGCAACTCTAGCATCACCGCCACTTGCCGCTAAGCGTTGTTGACCTTCTGGTGATAGCGCATCTTTTGCCAGCGCCTCTTGTGTTGCTTGCCTTGTTGTGCCTTCTGGCGCAATGCCCTCAGTAATAGGCTCAGCAACGCGGCCAGCTGCAATCGGATCAGGAGCCGGAACAGTTGTTGGATCGCCACCTTCTGCTTTAACGCGAGCTTGCTCTTGTTTTTGTTTTGCTAAAGCTTCAGCTTGCTTTGCCGCTTCATCTGCTTTCAGCGCTTCTTTTGCTTTGCCGGGTGCAGCTTTTGCGGCTTGTTGCAAAAGTTTACTTAACCCGCCGGCAAGCATAATGCCTTCGTCTACTTGCGGTCTGGTATCAGCTAATTGCGTCACGCCACCAGTGCGTAGCGCACGGGCTGCCTGTTGTCCTGGTGTTGCCATGAAAACTCCAAAGAAAAAGGCGCCCCAAAAGGACGCCCATCTTATATATTTCTACTATAATTTAGATGCGTTGGCTACACGGTTTGTGTAGGTCGTTTATAACTGCCGGTCACATAAAGATCCTGGCTAGTTTGCCCAGATTTAGCCGCCGCTATCTGCCGGTTCAACTGTGCCACCATCCGGCTGTCCTTGCCGTGCTTGGCTTCCATTTCGTCCCGCAACTGTTCCAAAGTCTTCATAACTTGTTGCTCCTACAACGTAATCAACGTCTGGGTTAGCATATACTTTAGTGTCGTAAAACACAACATCTGCATAAGTAACACCGTCTAAACTCAAAATCTCTTCCATGGCGTCAGCGTAGACTTGCTGTGCGTCTGACATTATGCCGGATAAATTTGGGTCGCCAGCCGTGCCAGCAAATTCTGGTATATATTGAAATCTAACCCCTACTAACCCAGCTGTTTCGTCTGTGCCGGCAGCTTGAACATCAACCCGATCAGCCTGTCTTGCATCTGTTATATAGGTAAACCCATCAATGTTTTCATCACCTATCTTATATTTTTTAAGTATTTGTGTTACCTGTTGAGCAAAATCCACACCTTGCCTATCTCTAAAATAAACTTCACCACCTGGCCGTGCATTTGCTGTGCCGGGGGCAACAACCTTAGAGATAAAGACAGCGTCTTGATCGTATTTCTTGCCGGCTTCAATCAATGACCTTGTCATTTCTGTCGGATCAAAATCAACTTGGGTAACAACCTCAAAATTTAAAGACCTTTCAAGATCACCCATAAACTCGCCGTAAGTGTTGTTTGCTTGGGCGCCAATCATTTTATCGTCTTTTAGCACTGGCGCTAAAACCTCTTGCGCCAGCTCATTTTGCTCAATATTTGTTGGCACCATATCGGGGCGCTGTCTTGAAACACCGGCAGTAAAGCGTTGCGGCGCACCTTCTAAGGTAGCCAGCTCTGCCTCGGCATCTGCTATTTGCTGTGGGGTACTGTCTTTTTTGTTAATGATAGACCTAAGTTGTGCAACTCGGCCTCTATCAGCTGAGCCACCATATACTGATTCATAGTCTAATGACCCGCCCTCGCCGGCTTTTGTTGTCCAGCCATTCTTTGTCCACTTTTCTTTTTCCAAGAACCACACAACAGCTTGCAGATCATCAGGGCCAATATCGCCTAGCTCAGGGTTAACCTCTTTTATAATACCACTTGCATTTAGCTCAGCGGCTGCTTCAGAAAACACCTCTTGTCCGAACCCAAATTCTGCACCGATTTGCGGGTCGTCAAATGTAGATTTTGTCAGATGCTTGCCGGACACAGCTTTTTCTGCTGGTGGTGGGATGCGCGGTAGCCCAGCTGCGTCACGCAAATATCTAGCCG